AACCCTTCTAGACCTTGATTCTTATAATCAATTAAATGCGTCTGGGTCTTGTGATCTTAGCCCGCACTCTATCACATCTCCGCACAAAAGTCAAGTACCCCCAGGACACATAAAAAACCCCCACACCCCACATTATAACAATATCACACTTCTGTTATATCTTATAACACACTCCCAGACATTCATATAACACTTCACCAGACACTTCTGTATGCCCCTGTAAGGCACTCATAAACTCTCTCAGGGGTCATAGTACTGAATTGCCATCCTAAAGTATAAAGTTAGAAAAGTCCGGTAGTTTCTTATCATCCTTAAGATTACTTTTTTGATTTTTTACTTGTGCCCTTATATTCTCTTTTCTTTTCTCTAAGTTGATTTCGTTAATGCTTTTATTTTCAATTACTTTGTTTTGACATAGTTTTTCTTCTAATTCACAGTCCATAGAACTAATAAAATCAATAAAACTTTCTCTAATCTTTTTATATTCACTTAAAGGAAGTTTTTCAAGTTTCTTTATCTGTGTGTTTTTCCATTCTAAATGAGTTAGAAGATTGCTTTGTTGTTTTAATAACTCAGCAAAAGTATTATCAATCCATTCATTTATAGAATTGATGGTATTATCTTTAGTTTTCTCTTTTTGATAGATTATATCTTCAGTATCACTTTTTGATATTTTTAATATTTCTGTTTTATTTTTAATAATATCTCCAATTCCTTTTTTACGATTGAGATTGAAAGTGGAGATTGAATTGAATTCTTTTTTAATGTCCTCTATTTGGATATAATCTAATCCATCAACATTAAAGACTTCATTTAACTTTTTACAGTTAAAGTGTTCCATATCTGTTCTGTTTGGGTTGCAGAAGTTATTTATATTAAAGGGAGCAGAGAGAATCTAACTCTGCTCCCCGTCTGTAAAGTGCAACCCAAACAGACATTATATTTATCAAATACCCAGTATTGATAAATATCATAAAACCCTGATAATTGTATATAATTGAATATTAAGTATATAAATAACCGAGTATGAAATACAATAATTAGGATTGAACTTAAAGTAAATTTCTATTCCAAGAGAGCACAATAGGCAGTTCACCTGATGAGATAAGTCTTTCGCACAGGACAAATAGAAATCTCTGCTACTTTCAGTAATGATTATTGTTTATAGTATAAAAAGTTCATTCGTTATTAGATAATTGATGTATAATATTATCACATAATCATTATATTATAAATTGAATTAAAAGTTCATTCGTGATTAGATAGATTTCGTATGCTTTCTTATAATAGAAGAGCACTACGCATTATCATCACAAAGTTCATTCGTGATTAGATATGCTTCGTATGAGATTTTCACATATAAGCATAGAACAAGATTGACTTTTGTGATTGATTCGTGTATAATAGAATTCGTTTATAAGAATAGACTTTGACCTTTTATAAAGAAGTGTTTATAAGGGGTTGATTCGTTGTGTCTATGAGTTCGTGTAAGATATAACACTTGACAGGGGATATAATTCCTGGTAGGATAACGTTAAGCAGTTAGTTCTTCTCATCGACTTATGGCTAGTTCGTACCTCTTAGCACAAAAGAATAAGTATCGTATCACGTTAGAACTTGACGTTCTGGGTGATTTCGACCCTCATCAGATTGATTGGAAGAAACTCTTTGAACTTGAGCATAATGAATCAGTCAAGAGTTATGTAGAAGACCTCTCTGTGCCCTGGTAATAGTAATACTATCAGTACTTTCAGTTGATATAATTATACTTTGCGTCGTTCTTTATACATTCTTCGTGTCAGTTGTTTAGATTTTATCGACAATGTGCTGGCAGTTGATATAAAGAATGGTGTAAAATATAATTATATCGTGGAAATGTTCGTGTTGGCAGTATAAACAACTGCACTGATGTATTATAATACACTAGAAGATGGGGGCAGTTGATGTAAAATAGACGAATAACTATACTTTATTCGTTGTCAGTTTGTTATTCGTTATAGCAGTTATTTGATGTTGTTTGTTATTGTTTATATTTTGCGTTGCCGTTGCCCCCCGTATATAAAAACCCAAACTACCCTAACCTACAGAGGTGACAAATCGACCTCTAAATATCACTCTCATAAAATTTTTCCGGACCTATAAGATGAAAAGAAAACCCCCCTATTGGAATTTCTGGAAGGTAGTCTTTGCGGGATGGTTAATACGATATCCTGGAAAAATGTTTAGAATTATCGGAGTCCCCCTCGGAATTCTCATAGTGGTAATATATAATGCATTGACGAAATAAAAAAATTCCGGAAAAAATTTTATGGAAAATACTGAAAAATTATATCACATCTACGCAAAGGATCGGTGCATTTATCACAGTTTACCAGAGAACAAATTCTCTGAGACCTGGGATATGCTGCACAGAATGGTTGACTTATTAGGTGCGAATATTTCAAAGGAAGATTTACAATATGAAGAAGTGACTGTCAATAGACTCATAGCACAAAATGCCTCATATTGACAAATACTAAATAGGACGATAAAATTGATCTGAAGGTTAATTTAACTTATGGCAAAAGGATTTACAGTAAAAGCAACAGCACCAAAACCCAAAGAACAAGAATGGGATATTGATGCAATCAAAGAAAGAATGAAAGGGAAGTCAATTGTATTCTGTCTTCCAGGTCGTGGTTGTTCTTTCATTTTTCTCAAAGCATTTGTACAACTCTGTTTTGACCTTGTACAAAACGGAATGAGTATTCAGATTTCTCAAGATTACTCATCAATGGTGAACTTTGCCCGTTGTAAGGTTCTTGGGGCAAATGTACTTCGTGGTCCCAAACAAATTCCTTGGGATGGTAAACTAAACTATGATTATCAACTCTGGATTGATAGTGACATTGTTTTTGATTCTAACAAATTCTGGCAACTCTGTGATGTTGCTCTTCCTGCTGAAGGAGATGAGAAAGAAATTGTTGCAGGTTGGTATGCAACCGAAGATGGTGTCACAACATCTGTCGCACATTGGTTAGAGGAAGATGATTTCCGTAAAAACGGTGGTGTGATGAATCATGAAACCGTGGAATCAATCTCCAAGCGTAGAAAGCCTTTCACAGTTGACTACACTGGTTTTGGTTGGGTTCTGATTAAGAACGGTGTCTTTGAGAATCTTGAATATCCTTGGTTTGCTCCTAAGATGCAAGTCTTTGAATCTGGTGCAGTTCAGGATATGTGCGGAGAAGATGTATCATTCTGTCTTGATGCAAAAGAGGCAGGTTTTGAAATCTGGTGCGATCCTCGTATCAGAGTTGGACATGAGAAAACTCGTATTATTTGATTTTATTTTGGAGGTAATTTATGGCTAAAGGTGGATCTAATAAGACTCTGTTTGAACCCGGAGCACCTAAGAAAACTCGTCAAGGACGTTCTCCTCGTACATTACTCAGTGCTACTTCTCGTAATGGACGTAAGAAGAAATATAGGGGACAAGGTAAATAATCCTTTATGATACAATTAAATCCTCAAATCCCAGTTATTACTCCAAAGGGTAATGGTTGGGCTTTTTTTGTAATTGATAGATCTCAAGAACATGATCTTGAATGGGTTGTTTTTCTAGATAGTAATGGTGAATGTTGGACATTTAAAAATTCCGACATACGAATTCAAAAAAATTATACATTACATAGAAACAACCCATCAGGATTCAACTCATGTACTACTCAGATCCAGTAGATGAATGGAATTCAATTCTCGAAGAAGATCTATGGGTTTACAATAAACTATTTCTAAATCGTCGTTTGGGGCATCTCTGTGGACCTACAGGATGCCCCGTTCCACATCCAGGTCATTATATAGTTCGACCAAGTATCAATTTACTCGGTATGAGTCGATTTTCTCGTATAGAATGGATTGATAAATCTACAGATCATTTACATCCATCAGAATTTTGGTGTGAAATTTTTGTTGGAGAGCATTTAAGTGTCGATTTTTTTCAAAAAATACCAAGATTAGTTGTTTTAGGTGAAAGAAACTCTCAAGATCCATTGTATAAATGGAAAAAATGGTCCAAAATTGATCGAGACATCAACTTTCCTTCAATATTAAATAGTTTAAAAGGTAATTATGAGTGGATTAATTGCGAATTTATTAATAATAACCTCATAGAGGTGCATTTTAGACAAAATCCTGACTTTAGATTCGGAAATTCTGTTGCTTTTCCTCTTTGGAAAGGAGAAAATCAAATAAAAACTGATGATTTGGAGTTTATAACTGATGAAGATTACTTAAGAAAGGGATTTTACATTGATAAACGGGATAGGAACCCCGTAAAAAGTTCTGATTTAACGAATCAGGAGTAAAAAATGGATCAAAAAATGCTTAGAGAAATCTTTAATGATGATTTAACACCAAAAAAGCATAATTTTGAAGTTCAAAACGAAATTCACGAGAAAATTCGTAATGATGATGACTATGATGATTGGGAGTATGGAACTGAACCTCTTTATGAATCAAAAAAACCATAATAAATAAGATAGATTTATTAATTTTTTATGCCTGTAGAACGGGTAAGTAAGGGTTTCAAAGACATAAGTATGACTTTTCAGGTTAACCCTGTAAATTATGACCTTATTGGTCTTAAAAATGAAACCGCTATTTCCCGTTCTATTCGCAATTTAGTCTTTACTCTTCCTGGTGAAAGATTTTTTAATCCAAACCTAGGTTCAAGAGTAAGTAGACAACTTTTTGAAAATATGGATGCAGTTTCCGCATCAATTATTGAGGATGAAATTAGAGATACTATTAATAAGTATGAGCCAAGAGTTAGACTTATTAATGTAGAAGTAACACCAAATTATGATGAAAATGAATTTAATGTAACAATTACATATAGAATAGTTGGAATTGATGTTTTACCTCAACAACTAACATTTGCACTACAGCCAACACGATAAATGGCATTAGTTAATTTTACCAATTTAGATTTCGATCAAATAAAAAGTTCTCTTAGAGAATATCTAAGATCTAATTCAAATTTTACTGACTATGACTTTGAAGGTTCAAATCTTTCAACAATCATAGACCTTCTTGCATATAATACATATATTTCCTCATACAATGCTAATATGATTAGCAATGAGGT